GTTTCCCAGTCACGATCCAGAGGGGGGAGACCACTACTAAATTTATAAATGTCACTATATCTATTATTTCCATTTTTTTGGTGTCAGTGGGAACAGTTACATCAAGTATATAACTGTTCCCACTCCCTCATCACTCTACAGGAGGATTATTTGGGTCTATATTTGTAGGATTATCCAACGTTTCTGAGTTGTTATCCAAATCATGTGTACCATCATCATTTAGCTTAGTGGGTCTTGCTAGACCCCATTGTTGCATTTGCTCCAAATTTTCAGGATTTGTAGCGAAATCAATAAATTTTCCAGCATCATTATCGAATTGCTTTCTTATTTCTGATGGTATTTCCATAAATGCATTATTAGCCGCTTCTATTTGTTGATGCGCTTCCATTAATGATTGTGCTGTTATTTCTCCATATATACCTTCGACTTTATTTAGGTCGGCCAAGGTGCCTGTTTTTAAGTGCCTTTTAACAATCTTATTTATATTTGCTTCATCAGCTAATGATTGTTTGGTAAGTGACTTTTCTTTAATGCTTGTTTGTGGTCTTACTTTTTCGCCATATGCTGTTTGAAATACATGCTCCATTTTTTTACCTCACTTTAATAAGTTTTTAATGTGTTTATCACCGATAGATTTATCGAGTTGTTTCCAGAATTGTTTTGCTTGTTTAGGTGTTAATCCAGCAGCGTATTTTTCTACTTTTTCAAGTATTGCTTTATTTCCTACAAACTTACGGAGAATACTACCAAATAGGCCACCAGCAATCCCGACAGTACCCAAGATGCTGCCAGCCATAAGACCAAGAGCCGAACCACCTTTGGAAATGTTTTCCAAATTTCTAGTAGATTGTCCATATTTTCCTAAGTATAGATTTCTATCCAGAGTAATCAAGTCAATTGCTAATGCTGCTTCTTCGTATTTCATTGCTTCAACTACTCTTTGCGTATATTTTTTTATTTCTGAGTCAACTTTTAATGCATCACCACGATATTTTATTTCTTCTGTTAATTGTCCAATTCTTTTTATATCTTCAACTACTCTTTTTGTTTCTTCTTTTGTAAGGTCATATTGTGCGCCTAGATTTTGAACTTCCTGTTCAATTTTACTTACATTTGCATCTATCTGCTTTCCTTGTAATGACGTATTAATAGCCGGTGTAATAAAATCTTGTTGGTCATACATAGGCATCGTTGCACTTGAGCCTGTAGGTGAACTAGCACCACCATATTTTGCTGATAGTATCGGGTTTAATCCTGCTGCTCTTAAATCTTTTACTTGCCTTTGATGAGCAGTATTTGACATTCTTTCCTGAAATGACATTTGTTCTCTAGTACTTGCCTGATTAAAATCACCTACAGTTTTTGCTGCGTTACTCCTTCCGCGATTGGAGATATATCCCCCAACCGCAGATGCAACTACATTTAAGAAACCTTGTTGTTTTTTATATAGTTTCATTAGAATCTGCCTAATCCTGCTGGTACTGCTCTTATTGGCATTGGCCTAGCAGCTTTAATATCGAAATGCATCTCTGCTGTAAAATCTGGCTCAGTTGTTACTGCAACCACTCTATCAATAGGTGTATTAGATTGTATCCAACTATCTGACAATGTTGGCAATGTTGAATATTCTTCTGATAAATTCCAAGCTGCTAATGTTCCAGTCGCTTCTGGTCGCATAAGTCCACGAACCTTATTTGGAATATATCTGTATTCTGCGTGCCTTTCTTGATATCCAAATACTAAATCATCGTTACTATCGCCTTGAGCGAATATTTCGTAATTATATACTTCCTGTTCACTCAAGTTTGCAAATGCTGGCCAATAGTAATCATACCTTGTTGACTTCATAAACTTGCGCGGTATTCCTTGAGAGTAAGTAATTTCTGCGCGTAGTACCATTAGACCCATGATAAATCCATGGTGGTCAAAGGATTTTGTAAATCCAATATTATTTGCATTTAATGTACCAAATGCTGATAAATTACCTTGTGGCGTTGTTGCATCCGTTGAGCTTGTTTGTGCTACTGCATTAACATTTACATATGCTCTGCCAGTACCTAATAGAGTAGGGCGCCAAGGTAATTCAGGCGGCCTTACTCCAAAATGAGACATAATAATTTCAGAGTATCTTGTGCCGCCTCTCATGTCTCTCTCTAATAATACTTGCGTTTGTAATGCTTCACGCCATTGAGTAATAGTAGAACCTACTGCGTTCGTTAAGTCTGCATTAAGTTGTGTTTGTGTTCCTGATGTATCATTACTTGCAGTCAGCCATGATGCACCTATCTGCATATTGTAATCACCTGAACCGATTGTTGGTGCTTTAGTACTAAATCTTGTTCCTGCTGCCCCTGCATGTGTAATTGGTGCGCTTGTTCCTAGAGGCAAGTTAATTGCATCTCCTTTTTGTAAATCAGGAAGTGCGCTTGTGAAATAATCGTGCCTCTTGTTTGCTTTTTTCAATACATAATTTGCAATTTGTGAATTAGTTGATGCTGTATCTACTGTAAGACTATCTTGTAAATTTTCATCTCTGAACCAGTTATTCCAACATGCATTATACCCGCGATGGTATAAACAATGCGGTTGTATCGTATTAGCGCCAAGTCTATCTGCGGTAGGTAAATCTAAATGGTCGCTTAAGTCTCCTAGTGCGGGTGTGTATGCGTCAAATACTGGAACTGTTAAGTCAATTGTCGTATCTGGGTCTGGGTATCTTTCTCCTGCAAATCGTCGAGCATCATCCCAAACTATCCACCAAGGCACTTCGAAGAAGAAAAAATCTGCATATATCGTATCCATTAGAGGATGTATAGGTGTATTTAATCTTGCAAAGAAGTTTAAATTTAAGTTCCAACTATCTCCGGGGAGATAATCCTCACATATAATTGGATATAAATAATCCATATCATATGTATTCGTCACTTTATGACCTAAATCAAAAGTGGAGCGCGGTGCGCTCACACTTGGAACCATTGAGAATCTATTTGTTATTTGCTGCATTTTCTTTTAACTCCACGACGTTGTTGTCTGGTACTAGTGATAGGATATCTGTTACTTGTATGACTTCATTTGTAATTGTTCCATCATTATCATTCCATGTCCCAACTACAAATAGTGCGAAATCTTCTGGGTTAACAATAAATGGTGCTTGTTGTTGCTCAGGTTGATTAAATGCATTTTTTAGCATTCTAATTGCTGTTTCGTCATTTACTGCATAAAAGATGTTATCAAAAAATTGTGCTTTTTTATCATAAATTGTATACATACGTTTTAACATGCTCTATTTCTCCTTAATGACTTATTTTGATTGATTTTTGCTTTATGACGAATAGCTAACATTTCGTTAGTTAAATCGTCTTTATGGTTTATCAATGCTAATTCTCTTTTAACCTTCATAGCACTGAATAAAACTTCATCTTCTTGTTCAAGTAATTTGTCATAGTATTTAGGTACTGATATTTTGTTTCCATCTCTGACCAAATAGTCTGATGGATAGCAATCTGATTTATATTTTTCATACCATTCTGAGCCAATACCTGAACCTGTTTGTCCTTCTTTTTTACGTCCTCTAGACATTGTCGCGTATTCTGGCTGAAGTTGTACTTCACGCATATTAAAAATTTCTCCAGTGAACTCATTCCAATCCCATATAAATCTGTTGTAATGTTGCTCTGCTTTTTCACCAGTAATTTTTTTTGTGATATATCTTGCGACATATGCTGCTGTTTCAAATGTTGCGTTTGCGATAAGATGGTTTCCTTTATCCCATAATGCGGATAAGAAATCTGATAAATAGTATGGATTTTCTGTTTCGATTGATTGCATTCGTATCCTAGGGGGATGCAAAATCTTTTTGTATTCTTGAGATAGTGTGAAATCGTATCCGAAGATAATTGCGTGGTAATGAGGACGCCAGCTATCGTCACCGTACTCACCACACATAAAATAACGAATTTTAGCGGGTTCAATTGCTTTCCTAAATCTTTTAAGAAAATCTTTGAAATGTTGCTTATTGAGTGAATAGTCATCTGGTAAATTTTTATCGTTATATGTCAGTGTTATAAAGCAAGCTGTATTATCCTTTGTCGTTTGTATCTCGTGCATAATGCGAGATGCCCAAGTTGTAGAATATTTAAGTCTGCATCCGATACATTGTCCACATGGTACTTGGACTTCTTTATAAGCACGTTCAACTGGTCGTTTAGATCGTGACTGGGAAACGATAAAAAT